CGTTGCTGTTCTACTTTCTGTTAAGGAGGCGTAACCATGCCTAACTACGACGTTGAGTACCCAGAAGCATACGAGGCGGCTATCGCTCGTAACATTCGTAACAACGCCTCTAAGACGTTCTTCAAAACCTACGAGCGTGCTAACGAAGTTATTAACTACCTAGACCAGCAAGCTAACCGTGGTAACGAGTTTGCGCAGTCGCTATCTGACACTTTCTGGAAGTACGGCAAGCTATCACCTAAACAGATGCAAGCCGCCGAGCGCATGATCGACAACGCGGCCAAGCGTCTATCTGAATGGAAAGCTAAAGAGGCGGCTAACGCTGTCGACGTACCGGAAGGCCGTATCGAGATCACCGGCGAGGTAGTTAGCATCAAGCACCAAGACGGCGACTACGGCGTAGCGACTAAGCTACTAGTCAAAGACGACCGCGGCTTTAAAGTCTGGGGCTCTGCACCTAAGAGCATCGACGACACTTTCAGCCACACGCCAACGCTCGTTAAGGGCGCACGCGTAAAACTAACAGCTACCGTTACCCAGTCAGACGACAAAGGTTTCGGTTTCTACAAACGTCCAGCAAAAGCGGAGATCATCTAATGACACCTGTAACCATCGAAACACTACGCAAAAAACACCGCCTGACTCGTGAAGAGTTTGGCGAGCTTGTCTACCAAACCGAGCGAGCGGTTAAGTCTTGGGAGCGCGGCGAGCGTGAGCTACCAAAGGCTCTATGGGAGCTTCTATTGTACAAATTAGAGGGTATTGAGCCGCCTAAGCCTGTATGGGTCCACGAAGGCCAAGGCTCTCTACTATGAAAGAGTGGGTAGCATTTCTAATAATAACGGCTGTCTTTGTTGGGGCGGCCTATCTGGAGAGTCTGTTATGAAGTCATACAGAATTAACTTTTGGGAAGGTAGTAAGCAATACACGACTGTAGTCAGCGCAACTGATTTGCTCACATTACGCGAGTCATTAAAAGCTAAGTACGACCGATTCACTATCGAGGAGATCAAATAATGGAAGAACTAATCAGAAACGTCAGATATTGGGGGTTTGAGCGTGGTATTACAATTAATTCGGATTCTAAAACGCAGTATCTCAAACTGGTCGAAGAGGTGGGGGAGCTCGGAGCCGCTATCGCTCGCGGAAGGCGTGACGATCTTCTTGATGCTCTTGGTGATATCTTGGTGGTGGCAATAATGATCGCTGACATTGAAGATACCAGCCTAGAAGAAACCCTAGAAATTGCTTGGGCGGAAATTAAGGACAGAAAGGGCTATTTGCGGTCCGACGGAATCTTTGTAAAGGCGGGCGACGCATGAAGTGCCTAGAGTGCGGGAAACCGCAAGTTCATTGCCGCGGTATGTGCGACGGTTGCTATTCACGTTGGAGACGCGCCGGTAAACCGGTCCTCAGCTTTAGCACCAAAACACCGATAGAGAAGTTCGAGAAGGATTGCGTTACTGGTAAGGTTGCGGCGCTAGTTGAGCAAAAGATGCCCCACCTAGACATTGCTAGGCGTTACAGCATCGCCGAGTCGACCGCGCGTAAATATATGGCTAAGTACAATATTATTTCGATCAAACAGAAAAGCGCTAAGAAGAGGGACCGAAAGGGAACCTTTTACGACGACGCTAAAATGCTCGCACTGGCTACGCCTTGGGTGAAGAATGAAACGCCTCGTTATTACTTTCCTTTCTGAGTGTGTATACACGATGTGTATACTTTGTACACATCTTACACTTTTACTAGCACCAGCCAATTTAGGGGGATAAATGGCAAAGGTTCGAAAGAAACACAACAAAGGAAAGAGAGCAATTAAAATAGCCGATCACGCTATGAGGAATATACTACTCTGCTATACCGACGATAGAGGTGGGAGTATGTTATACGATACTAAACGAGGTTGTTTTGTAATTCTGACTAAACAGCAAGAAGACGCGCTAAAGCTACCCATGAACTGGTCTATTTACGTGGCGGCTTTCGGTCGAACGCTGGTAGACGAATACTTTAAGGGCGAGCAAATATTCACGACGTCGCGCTACTACCACGACGACCTTACGCACGTACTAGAAGATAACCACCGCAAGGTAATCGAGAGCGTGCCAGAGCACCAAAGGTGCGGAGTAGGTTGGATAGGTAGCGTACACGGCGAAGACATACCGGAGAAACTAGCCGGAGAAATATTCGAGAAACTGGAGGTTTGGAAATGAATTTCGATTATATGACACCCGAAGAAGAGCAAATGTGTGAAAAATACCTAGACGGCGTTACGCCTGACATGGTGAATCACCCGCCGCACTACCAGACAGACGGCGTAGAGTGCATCGACGCAATTAAAGCGGCGCTAGGTGAGGACGGATTTAACGCCTACTGCCGAGGTACGGCGCTTAAGTACATCTGGCGGACCGGGAAGAAGTGGGACGCTGAAGAGGACATTAAAAAGGCTATATGGTATCTGGGGCGCCTCGTCAAATGAGTTTTACGAAACATACTTGCGAACTGTGCGATGGTAAAATGATCGTCCTTTCGAGCCTGAATAAGCTCTTATGCGCTGATTGTAAGCACTATCAGCAATGGGAGCTTAAAAAGGGCCAACCATCCGTACTGATAGAGGGACAAACCGGTGAATAGACAATACTGGGAAAAACGAATCGAAGAATATAGAGAAATGATCACGCACATTAAAGACCAACGTGCTATGGCCGAGGGCGACGAGCGCCGCAAACTAGCCGTAGAACTAGAACAACTCTTTAATGAGATCGGCGTAATCGAAGAATTCTTATCCAGAGCGGCATAAAAAAGCCCGCCGAGTGGGCGGGCAAAACAACCAAGGGAGGAGAGTTGTTGAGGCTATTATCGCAAAACCTGAGAAACATTAATAGTGTGGCGCTCTACCTCTCCATAATCCTTATGGAATACGAGCGCCTTACTATCTCGATCACTTCTGTACCCGCCGCTATGCGCCCAGTTATCTTTGCTGGCGACGGTCCGGAAACTTTCCACCTTACAGCCGCTATACTCTTTTACTGAGTCGTGGTGGATATGGCCCGTAAGCCATAGTCGATGGTCGGTAATTCCCCAGAGTGCCGCTTCGTCGGACGCCATAACCAGCGGTAACTTATCCGCCTTACAAGTGTGGCCGTGGTGAACACCTAGAAGACATTTACCGAAGTGAATGTACTGAAAAACGGACGGCGTAAAGTCGATCTCTACACGGTCCTCGAACTGGTACATATGCTTAAGAGCCGCCATTAAGAACATTGCACCCGTATCGTCGTGGTTACCAATAGTGGTAATAACTCGGACCGTCTTATGGTGCTCTAGGGCCGCGTTAATCATCGAGATCATGATCTTAAGGCCAGTGTCGGCCATCTCTAGGTAATTACCGTCACCGTCTAGGTGGTGGCCGCTACGGCTCGTTTTCTTCTCTACGGCACTGTCGTAGTGGAAGTAGTCACCGAGGTTAACGATAACCGCTTGCTCGCACGACGGGGTAGTCTTAACCAGACGCTCGAACACGCCGCAAAATACCTCTTGAGCCGCTTTTAAGTCCCAGTCTTCGCCTACCTCAGACTTGCGTGCTAAAACGCCTATATGAGGGTCGCCAAGCGGGTATACAGCCATAAGCTCGTCACTAGTGTACGATTGCTCGTAAGGTACGGCTTCAAACTGCGGCAAGTCTTCGACTAACTCTTCGACAAACTGCTTAACGTCCTCTGCGAACTGAGTTTTATCGATGTCGGTCTTTACCCACTGCTGTTTAATCTGGCCGTCGTCGCCGTACAGCGTGCTAACCCCTTTAACGAAGAAACCATCCGCAGTGGGATGGTTCAAGTCGTAGTCGGGGTCGTAGCCACGCTTCGCGGCAAGCATCTTAGCTTTAGTGAGCGCAGATGTGACCGAGCTGTACTTTATGCCAAGCTGAGTAGCTATCTGCGAGTTAGTGATCCCCTCTAGCGCCAGCGCGTATATTTCGCGTTGTCGTGTGTTAGGGGTAAGAAGTTCTAGGATTCGTGGGTCTAGGGTCATCGCCGACCGTCTCCGTATTGGTTTGCGCTGTTAGCCGCGCCAGCGTGCGGGTCCGTTGCTCCGCGTGTCCAGATGGACGAAATTCTTTTTTGGGTAGATGCCAATACCGCCCCAACCTTCCATAAGGCTTTCGGCGAATTCAGCGATCTCTTCTGGAGTGTGACCGATAACGCGGATGTCTGCCGCTCGGCCTTTAGTGTGCTGTGAGTTCTTAGAGCCGCCGATCTTCTCGTTATGCTCTGGACAGCGGCAAGAGGAATTAATCACTACAGGCTTATTAAAGTGGCTACGGACGCACTCTAGCAAAGTCATTAGCTGAGTATCTACAGTGTCAAAACCACAACCGCATTTACAAGCAAATTCTGAGCGGTCAAAGTGTGATCCGATTTTCACTTTTTGTACTTCCTGCTTTTAGCGGCACGACCACCGCGTTTAGGCATTTTAGGTGCTTTCTTCATCTTCATTTTTTACGCTTCTCCATTAACCCTTCAAATGCACCGCCACCGAAGTAGAAGGCGACAATAGTAAGCATGATTTCGCCAATGTAAAAATCACCGAGCACTTGCTTAACTGCATCGATATCACCTTTACCCCATAGCGTCATGCCCATTACAAGAATAAACGTACCCAAGAAGCTAACCGCGAACATAATCGCTAGGTAGCGTTGCGCGAGTTTAAACGGCGCGTATGACGATAGTAAGTCCGTCTTAGCTTTTGTCTTGGCGACGATTTCTTCCTCTGTGCTTGTGTGCATATTATCGATAAGGTCGATGCCCTTAGAGATTACGTCGCCTGACCCAAATATTTTAGCAAGAACGCCCAGCATAATCACACCTATTTAGTATTAGCGTCGGCCTGTAGCCGCCACTCTAGTTCTTTTATGGACAGCCTCATTTCGTTAATGTCGGCTTGGTTAGCGTATTTATACATAACCGTTTCCATTTTTAACTGCATATCGTTAAGCGTCTTAAAGTTCCAAGTTATGAGCGCTAGCAGAAGAGCCAGTACACCTTGTATGATCTTCTGCTCCATAATTACTTATCCGCCTTTCCGTCTACTTTCTCTTCTATCGAGTCTAGCTTTTGGAAGAGTCGGTATATGATTTTGTCGAATTCGTCCTTCTTTACGTATTCGCCCGCGACTAGAATCTCTATACGGCTAACCTTGTCGGCTAGCTCTTTGTCGCTCGTTTGAAGGTCTTTAACAGCGTCCCAAATAGACTTCAGTACGAAACCTATCAGAGCCCCAGCCGAGGCTATAATCCAGTTAATAAGGCTCTGATCCATTTTGCGTTAATCCTTAAGGTATTTGTCTTTTACTACTTGAATAGCTGAAGCCATTTTTTCTGGAAATACGCCAGCATGAAATAGTGCGTCTAGCTGATCACCGACTGAAGGATACTCAGCCGCACGTTTATCAGCGTATGTGCGAGCATCTTCTGTCTTAGGAGGAGGAAGAAAACTTTCCCCAGTCCAACCACCAACCGTGTGGATAGTGTTATCTATCCAACGTACTAAATCAGAGTCGAGCCAACGATTAGCAGACTGAAATTCAGTGCCATTCCTGTATATGCCCGCAGGTAATTGTAATGGTATTAGCGCCATTATATGCTCCAAATAAAAACTGCCTAACTGGTAGGCAGTATATCATCTATTAAGGCTTAGTAGGCCAATTGATGCTCTCTGGGAATCCTGCCTGAGATGTAATGTCACGCAGTGCTTGACGATATGCCTCACGCTCATTACTAATCGGTGCTTGTGAAGGTAGTTCCCACCAATCAGTCTGTGCGATAAGCATATCTCTTTCTGCGCGAATAAACTCGGCCTTTTGCTCTGGTGTTTCATTGCCTTCTTGACCGTAAGGCTGAACCCAAGCTAAGGCAGCAGCTTTAATTGCGGCAATCTCATCATCTGTTGCCAGCCGTCTGCGATCAGAGCCTACGTCAATTACATACGGAGGCATATTGGCAAACACTTCAGTGTAACCGAAGCTTGCATACTCAAAAGGCATAACAGGCTTATGTTCTACGCCTATATAACCAACGCCTTGTGGGTAAAGCTCGTTAAAAATAACGCCATTTTCATTGTAATGATCGTAATTTAAATGTAATTTCATTTCATACACCTTTTAAGATAATCCAATATATCCGCCATATCTGTTTATGTTGCGAGTACGCATTAGTCCACCGCTACTGTTTATACCTTTTCTACTATTTTCAGCTGTTCCGCTAAATCCAGAACCAACAGTAAATGAGCAACTATAACCACTGACGTATGAAACGCCTGCCCAACTCCAACCGGCTCTCAAATACGAACCTCCATTGCCTCCGATAATACTCATATCACCGGCGTTTGTCGCTACAGAGTCTCCTGATTGAAATGTTCCATTTGTATAAGCTGCTTTCCAAGCCCCATTCGCTCCGTTTGCGTAAACCTTAAACAAGCTTCCAGATGTGTAAACACCCCAGTTGCTATAATAAATAGAGTTACCAGACCATTGTGCATTAAAGCTTGACGTTCCATAGAAATCAGCTGCTAATTGTATTTCACCAGAAGCAGGCGCATTACCTTTACCATAATACTCAGACAAGCTAATCGGATTTGATCCACCAAACTCACTTTGTATATTGCTTAAACTAATTTGACCAGATGATTGAAGTGCCATTATTTAGCCTCCAGTTCTTCCACTCGTTTAGTAAGCTCTTTAACAGCTTCTATTAAAAGTCCGTGTAGTGCGTCGTAATTTACTACCTTGTACAGCCCATCGTCATCAGTTTTAAGTGGTAGCTTTTTCTCAGTTACAGCCTCTGGTAAAACTTCTTCGACCTCTTGTGCAATCACACCAGCAGAGATTTTACCGTCAGCCTTATATTTGAATGTGTAACCGTTCAACTGGCCAACCTTGATAAGTGCGTCACTGATACCCTCGACATTGTCCTTTAGACGCTCATCGGAAATGGTAGTCGAGTATGCAATCACATCACCATCAGCATGTAGATCGCCATCAGACTCAATACGCATTCTTTCTGCGCCATTTACTACGTGTCTGTGGTAACTGTTGACTACAAACTGAAGGTAATCGCCAGAGTCTTTACCGATGTAATCGATGTTATCGCGTAGGTCTGGCTCAATGCTGAACGTAGTTCCTGATAGATCAAGACCTGAACCTGCTGAATAGGTAGTGTTTGTGTCTGTAGGTGTAGCCCAAGTGAACGAACCATCGCCATCTGCACGAAGGTACTGAGAAGTAGAACCGTTACCCGATACGTTTAGTTCTGCCGCCCCTACTGAGTTGTCGGTAATCTGAGCCGCGCCTACTGAAGATAGCGAAGCAAGGCTACCAGCACCTAGATTAGATAGTGTTAGGTTACGCGTAGAGTACGTAGCGTTAGCATCTGTAACGTGACCCAGAGCATCTGTAGTTACGTTAAAGTCTAGATCGCTAATTACTGTAGCGCCTGACAAAGCACCGGTATCTAGGTTGATGTCATCACCAGCGTAGCTTGGGTGAGTGTAGTAGTTAGCGTTAGTCGCACCAGTGTAACCTAAGTTAGCCAGTGTTAAATTACGTGTAGCTACAGTAGCGTTAGCATCAGTTACGTGACCTAAGCCATCTGTAGTGACGTTTATATCAATGTCACTTACTACCGTAGCGCCTGTAAGCGCGCCGGTATCTACACTAAAATCATCGCCAGCGTATGCGGGGTGAGAATAAACCGTGTCGGTAAATACAGCTCCGGCCGGTACGTTAGTTAGTACCTGAGAGTCGTCTACCTTACCGTCTAGCGCCGCCTGTAAGCCGTCTACGTTAGCAATAGTGTGATTATGGCTATCATCAGCAACGGCTACTGTTAGCGTCGCGTTGCCCATGTTAGTGAACGTAGCAGAGCCGCTAGCGTCGCCTGCGAGGGTTAGCGTCATATCGTGAGACGCGTCTAACTTAGTGCCGATTTGAGTAGATACTGTAGTAGCGAAGTTAGGGTCGTCGCCTAGAGCCGCCGCTAGTTCGTTTAGTGTGTCTAAAGTAGCTGGCGCAGTGTCCACAATACCGGCTACGGCCGTGTCAGTGTAGCTATTAGCGTTAGACTCGGCTGTGTTTGCTTTAGAGGTAGCGTCAGCCGCCGCAGTCGAAATAGCATCAGCTTCGGCCTGATCGGCGTAAGTCTGGTAAGCCGTTGTAATAGCTGTTTCGCGAGTATCGGTATAAGCGTTAGCTGTAGTTACTGCGTCGCTTTCAGCCGTATCTACATAACCTGTAGTGGCGTAACCAGCATCGTTAGTTAGCTCGCTAACATTATCACCAGACTGTAGCGCAGAATCAGCTAGCGCACCTTGCGCCGCTGTAGCGTATGCGTTGTCGTCTACGTTAGTAGAACGGACGAATAGCGTGCCGTTGCTCGCAGAGTTAATAACGATAGCAATCGGTAATGCAATGTTAGAGCCTGTAGGCGCTGTAGCGGTTAGAGCGCCAGCAGTAGAGGCGCTAGGGTACAAAACGTCACCGTCGCTAAACGCCGAGGTGTCTACGTGGCGTATTTTACCGAAGTGCGTAACTTTACCGTCTGTGCCGTCGGCAATATCTTCAGTAGTCACACCCAAGAAGTATTTAGCCGGAATAGTGCCGTTAGCAATATAAGGCGCTACGGTGATTCGTCCAGACGCGCCTAGCGTACCTGTGGCGTAGACTGGCGTACCGTCTAGGATAGTTGAACCGGTGTTATTACGAACGTGGTAGTGGACCTCTTGGCCCATCTGAAGAGTAGCGCCGTTTAAAACTACGTCTAGAGTCTCTTCGTCAGTGTTCCAAGTAACTGTACCTTGGTCGCCTGTACCGCCTGTAAGCTGTAAAGACGCAAAAGCTACGTCGTCAGTAGTGTTTAACGACTGGTCGTAGGCTTCAAGGCTAGCTAGAAGTGCGTCGACTTCTGACTGTGTGTATTTGTCTAGGTCGCTGATTTGCGACTCAGTGATGCTTAACGCGGCTTGGTGCTGAGTTACGTCAGACTGGCTAACAGACTCTAGCTTATCCGCGTTAAGGTTCTCGAAGTTAGCGTCGACTTCGGCATTAGTAAGAGGCGAGCCTTTGCCCGCCCTAGTGGTGATATCAGACATTGGTTCGCCTCAAACTAGGGTTTATTAAGATGCGCTAAGTGTTACAGTCCAAGTGATCTGTAAGCTGTCATCGGCGGCTTTGTTAACTACTGAGAATACAGTGCGACAAAGCATATCGCCACCCGTACCAGCGTTAAGAATACCGGCTTCTGTTACTGCGCCAGTACCTACACCAGCACCGAAAGTAGCTACGTAAGCGACTGCGTTATCGGTAACAGTAGTAGAAGTAAGTGCGTTACGGCCTAGCTCGGTTTCTAGTGCTGTGTCACCAGATGCCGCCGCTGTAGTGCCTGAGCCGATGGCCATGTGAGACATAGCGGTAGCCGTAGCGTCTTTCATGCGAGAAGCAATGAAGTCTAGACCAGCGTCTACAACAAGGTTGCGGATTTCCTGCTCTGCTTTTACGTTGCCTTCTGCGTCACGAAGAACCATTGCAACGCGACCTTTCAATTTTAGATTATCGTTAATCATTTAAAATACTCCTGAGTATCCGACATAATCTTCTGCAAAATAGTCAAAGTCGCTGTAACCCTGACCTCGGTATGAGCCAGCGTCGGACACGTTGCCGGATTCGCTTAAACTCTTGATTGGTAATTTTAAGGTATTATCACTAATAGT